AGAATCACACATGATGATGTCAGTTAGACGATTAACTGTATCATAAGGCATGAAGGGGCTTACAATAATCCTAAGCGGGAACGGCAAGTAGCTCGGAAGTACCGGGGCGCTTGTAAGAGCAGGATTGAAATCCGAGTTCTTAGAAGGAGCACCAGTATTAAACTGACCAAGACCAGCATTTCGGCTACCAGATGCAATAGTCATCTGGGTGCCAGCAGGACGGGGGAAGCCATTGCGAGCCTGACCAGTGTAGTTCTGAAAGACTACGCCGCCGCCATTCTGCATAACGAATGCACGAAGAAGCGGATCCTTGATGAACATCATGTAAGTAGCCGGGTGCATGATCAATAGATCAGCCATGTAGCCCTTATGAAGTAGGTCATGATAAGCTTCAAATAGGTCATCTACAGTAAGAGTACCATTGGGAGCCATTGCAATATCACGGCCAGTAGTAATACCACGACGTGATAGAGAAGGATTGAGGTTGTCAAATACAGCTTCGCCAAGGCCACGGATGTGGTCAGCTACAACTGTTTCCTTCTTGCGAGCAAATGCTCGGCCAGCTTCACGAAGGTGCATACCAAGTAGGTCCCAGCGTGAGGCTTCGATTGCATCAGGTGAGAAGCCAAGAGCAACACCGTACTTATCAATGGTACAGGTTACAGTTGAACCACCCATCTGTAGTCTGCGCTGAGGATAAGCTTGACCTTCAGCAACACGCTCAATGGTAAAGGTACCAATGGCAGGCATACGCCATTCATGAGTAGCTGCACCTTCTGCGTTGATTACATCAAGGAGGGGAGTAAGAGTAAGGATGGGCTCAGTAGCCTCAACCATGATCTCTGTTACTGCGTGAGGGAACAATGCACTTAGGTCATTTGACATAACTGCATCGCGTATTGTTAGACGCGGGTCATCTGACCCTGTAGCCTGCGGGTGGTAGCCATCATTTGCAATGACAGCAGCCAATTCGCTGGCTGATTCAATAGTATATTTCTTTCCAAAGCTGCTCATTTAAAGCCTCCTAATTACTTAAGTAAGTTGACTAGAACCATGTACTGACCTGAGCCGGTATAGGTTTGTTGATCAGTAAAGCCGCCAGTTGCAGAACCGGGCATCTTATCTAGCACACCAGTGGGAAGGTTTGAGTACCAGGTGTGTACCTTGTCCATTCCGTCACGGGGATATGAGGAGAAAGTTAGAGCCTGACCTACGATTCGCTCCGGGCGAGTGTAGGTGCTCGGGTCAACTAGATCAACAGAACCTGGTGTGCCATCTACATCTGTCTCAGCCGGACGCGGAACAAAAGGAGCAAAGTTGCTGTACTTATCATAGGTCAATAGCTGACCAGGATAAATATCACCTCGAATGTGAGCCAAGTGAGAAGTCCAGGTTGAGAAAGCTAGAAGGTACTGACCTGAAACTACGTCAGCAGCTGCAAGGTTCACAGGAATTCCATCACCACCTGCTTCATAGAAGAAAATAATACCAAGCTCAAGGTCAACGAAATAGTCACCTTCTTTTGTCAGCTCATTAATATGGTTCTTCTTTCTTACTAGAACTAGATCAGTCCTGTCGGTCGCACCTCTTGTAATCTTAAACGTAAGATGTGGAGCGACTTCTAGACGGCGACGACCAAGTGACAGACCAATAAAGTTCTCATTAGTAATGGCACCATACCTTGCACCTAGTAGTGACTCTACTACAGCAGGTAGTATCCAGAAGCCTGATCCGCTAGATGAAGGCTCTAGTGCACTTAGGTCTGAGAGTGCATCGACTACTGTACCTATCACTGGAACTGTAGTTGTAGCAACTCCCGACGGAGTAAGAGGATAGGTAAGAACATAGTCACAGAGAATCTGTGAGCGATTGCCCCTGTTATAGTTATGGAACTTGAAGCCGCTCGGCTGGGTACCATCACCACCAGGTGATTCCCACTGTGCCTGAGGAACAATGCCTACCGGCTCAGAGACAAAGTCAGAGAGGGTTTCAGTTGTTTTAAGAAGGCCTCGTGACTGCAGGGCAGCGGTGAGCTCATCCTTTGTATACTCTACTTCTCCTGCAACAAAAGTACCAGTAGCAAGATCCTCAGTTCGCCTTTCTACGTCAACGTTTTTATACTGAAGGACTACGTCATCACCGGCAGCTTCTTCCCAAGCAAGCTTAATGCCAGCAGGAACAAGGCGGCCAACGGGGCCATTAAAGCCTGTAAGTGAAATTCGCTCGCGGGTAATACCTACAAGCTTACCGGGGGTAATTACGAAGAAGTCCTTCTTAACAGGCTCTTCATAAACAATGAAACCCATGGTACGATTTGTAGTTGTATCGCCAAGGGGTAGCCAGTTTGCTACTTGTGAATCTAGCCAGGGACGCTCGGAACTTGATGAGTGTACTTCAGGAATGATATTCCCGAAAGGAACAACTGGCTTTCTGAAATTCGGTATATAAGCCATTACTATCCTCCTATTACTTAATTGAATCTAGGACTTGTTTTGCTTTGAGATCTGGTCTAACAAAACCTTGCTTGATTTGTTTTGACCAATAATTATTTGCAGCAATAATACCTGAATCTTCTACTAGTGATTCATAGTTTCTAGCTGCTCTAATTTCTGCTTTATTGTACTCTACTTTTACTTCTTCCTCAGATACATGATCAGCAGCTACTAATTCAGTAACCGGATCCTTTCCGAGTGCATTTACCTTAGACCTAATAAGTTCAAGGTCAAGGCTATCAATTGCCTTATTAAACCTATCTAGATTAGTTGCAAAGATAAAATCATCTTCAAGTGAAACTTCGCAACCAACTGCACTTAGAACCTTAGCCACCTTGGCAAGCATTGCAGTTGAGTCACTAGTTACTTGATTAAACATTACTTGACTTGTAGTAATTTCTTGACTCATGCTTCTTAGTTCATCTCGAAGCACACCAAGCTTAACTGAATCAGAAGCAGACAAGTCAAGCTTCTTTTGTAGTTCTTCTTTTTGTGAGCGAATGGAGTCAAGCTCCAGTTGAAGAGATTCAAACTTTTGTGAGTCAACAAGATTAAGCTCTGAAATTACAGCTTCCTTATTATCACGGATGAAACCTATAACAGATTCTAAGTTCATTTCTACTGATACCTCTTCGTCAGCGATTGACTGTTCTGTTTTATTGTTATCATCTATGGCTGAATCTTCCTTTGAATCAACTACTTCTACTAGTGAATCTCTGCCATCAAGTAGAGCATCGAGAACTATAGATAGTCTTTCAAGTTCAGGGGTTTCTCCAAATACTTCGAGCACAGAAGCAAAAGCATCATTGCTTGCAATTGGAATACCCTTGTACATTAGGGCATTAACAACTTGAACCTTACAATCTTTGCCGTAAAGTTCAGATACTACTTCTTCGACTTTTACTGTCTCAGTCCCAGTATCAAGGCCTTCTTTATACTTATTAATTAGCATCGAGTAATCTCCGTTTGCATTGTTATTATCATTGGTAATTTCACTTGCAGCATTGGCATCTGAGCCTTCGTCAGCTGAATTCATTTGTCTTACTAACTTAGCCGACCAAGCTTGTCCTGGGTCACCTCCCCAGAGGTGCCATGCTTGCCAGCCTTTGCCTTGTTCACTCCAGGTACTACCTTTTTTGTCAATCTCATGACGGTCAAAATAGGCTTTCATTCTCCTGGCAGTGTCAGGGCTTACGTCTTTGCCGTTGCTTAGATCCCTGGCCCTTGCAACGCCAATGGCAGTGCCTCCTCTTTCAGAGGGAGGCTTAGACGCCCTAACCTCTAGTCCACGCTTAGCAGCAGCCCTAACACTCTGAGGCGGACTAAAGCTTATATTGCTATACTTTTCTGCATCTGTTGCCAGGGGCATTACTTCTTCTTTTTCTTCTTGTAAGCCTGTATTTTCATCTGCAAAAACTCCACCATCTATAGCATGGTCTTCACATATAGAAGAATCTAGATTGGAAAGAACAGAATCATTTATGTTCTTATAGTTAATGTTACCAAAGTAGAAGGTTGGCGTCTTGGCCATTTCTTTAAATTCTTGAACTATGGAATCCTTCATGGAGCTTAGGAGTACAGCTTCTCTATCGGCCGGATGAGTCACATATGCCCAGCCTTCTATTTGAAGGTCAGTTGCCAAGAGTGCATGGAAGACTTTGTCTTCATCAAATCTTCCCGGCTGAAACTTTGAAAGGAGATCATAATCCCAAGCCTCTCCAGACCCTGGGTCTAGCCACTTGGAAGTCATCATCTCTACGGAGACAGTCATCAGTCTACCATCCAATATCTTCTCAATGGCATCTTTATCGGTAATCTTACTTACGCCTTCCAGATAACCAGCACCACCATTATCTTTACCAAAGAAACCTTTCTTTGCTGCATTCTGTATTGCCTGATGGAACATCTTATCGGTAGCTTTTAGCTTATTGACAAGATTAACATCAATAACATCATCAGACTTCTTGGGTACATACTTTGCTCTTACTGCTCTTCCTATTACAGGGCCATCATCACCACCAGCTGAGTGGCCATTCTTAATAGGGGCAGGATAAGGAGTGAGTATGCTATCAGCTGCAAGCTTAAGCTCACGAGGGCCGTATATTCTTTTATTGCGATTCATCTTAAAGCCATGAGTGACTTTATTAACCGCAGTTAGCCCACCTGAATATTCTTCAGAATCCCTGAAGTGTTCAAAGTTCAAGAAGTTAGGGGACTTAGGATTCCAGACTTCTTCTTTTAGATTAACAGGAAGACATTTTAATATTTGATCTTCCGTAAACTTTTCATCAAGAATTATTTGATTATTCATTATTCACTCTTTTAACTGTAATTGAACTATTAGGATGCCATGGAGGTATATTGTTTAAATCAGCACTATTAAGTGGGAACTTCTTATTTAACAATGCTACTTCACTTTCTTCACTATCTTCATTTAGCTCAATCGAATAGTACTGTTCTCCAACTATTCGTAATCCTGAGATTACTCCCCAATTATAACTTCTAACTTTTTCTGTTCTTCTGATAAAGTCTAATCTATAGGCAATTGAATTAACAGAAGCAATAACATCGTCCTTTGTTACTTCTTTCTTTTTAGTTATTACCTTCTGTACTTCATCAAATGCTTTGTCTATATAGCTTTCTGCTAGACGCTTACACCTGGCAGCTTCTATGTAGACTTCGTCGCCAACTATGGAAGTTCCAAACTCAGAGAATGTATACTTTATCCCGCTATCAAAAGCAGCTCCACTAACCCTTGCAACGGAAACTCTTTCCTTATCTTTAAACAAGCTCAAGGAAGCCATAAACATACTCTTATCACTTGAGTCCAGGACTCCAACTTTAGAGTATTGAGTTATAGCTCCAACAAAATCTTTTAGATTGTTATCAGCCAGATATTTTTCCAGCTGGTCTCTGGAGCTTGGCCTTGGGCTTGTTGAGGTTCCAAACTGATTAGATGGCCGGGATACTGCAGTTGAAGCTCCACCATTTGATTGAGGGGCCTGATTAGGCCTGCCTGCCCTTCTTGCAGAGCCTTCGGGGCTAGCATTAGCTCTAGCCTGGTTAGACCTTCTATTAACTTCCTGCGTTGCCTGTCTTACGTTTTCAGGCCTTATAGGTGTGTTTGGATTCTCTGCTGCTGCAAGAGAAACTGCATTACTACCATCTGTAGTACCAGAGACTAATGTTGCAGGAATTGTAACCCGATGAACGAATAAGTCTTCTCTTTCTTCATCTGAGAGTTCATTTAGTCCAAGTTCTCTTCTTGCTTCTTTTAGCGTAATTACATTGTTAATCCACTTTTGGATTACGTTGTTTTCTTCTGCAATCTCAGAGAAGTGATCTATTTCACCAAACGATACATAGACATGGTTATCTTCATCATCTAAATTTAAAGCAGTACCAGTCTCAAGAAGCAGTTGATCTATAATGAAGTTCTTAAAGCTTGAAGCAAATAGCTTCTGGTTTGCTTTAACCTCATCAAGTAGCGACTGGCTTATTGCCAGTGCCGTTGCCCTGTTAGCTGTATCTCCTTCGCCAAAGTCTATGCCTGACATACTTATGCCAGCAAATACTCTCTTCTTAAAGTAGTCAAGATAGCTCTCAACTCTGAGAGCCCTACCTTCTGTTCCTTTGATTTGTATGTCATGCCTTTCTGAGGTTACATAGATACCTTCCGGTGGCATTGACTGTATTCTTCTTGCTACATCTTCTACTTCATTACCGCTGCCATCTAGAGTCTCCCTTGCTGGAGACTCCTCAGTTCCTACCTTGTAGTGAACAATCGGGAAGATAGATTGAACAATAAGAATCTCTACGTTTTCTTCTATGCGCCTTAGGGCCTTAATGTCATCAAGTACAGGAAGACAAGAGGGAGTGCCAGCATAAAATCCTGGCTTCTTATTGCGTGTGAAGTGTATGATGTCTTTTGGATTAAACTCTCGATATTCGTGGAGTCTTCCAGGAATGTACTGACGATATTTAATTATGTTTTCTTCTTTATCATCTAATCTATACTCGACACTTGCTGCAGGAATAATAAACAAACCAGCTATGGGTTGGATTCTTCGGCCATTAAGTCTATCAGTATAGGGATAGCCACCAGAAGCTTCATTGTTTCTTACTACATACAAATAGCAATTAGAAAACATGATCAGATCTTTTTCAATATCTGAAAGCAATGAATCTACATTTGTATTACTTTGCTTACATATTTGATTAAGGCGCCGCTTGATATAAGAACTTGTATCTGGATTTCTTGATACAAAGTCATAACCACCCTTAAAGAATAGGTTTCTTTTCTTATCAAAAGATCTTGCAAGATATGACTCTATATCTGCTATTCTTTCTATATCCGAAAAGTCATATTCAGGCTTTGTCCATATGTCGTTACCACTTCTACTTTGCTTGTAAGTAAGAACTGGGTTCCTTACACCTTTTAGTCCTATGGTTGACTTAATAGAGAGTTCATCTTTGATCTCCGGTTTTGCCGGTTTCATTTGATTTGATAGTTTATTCATTTGACTCTCTTAAACATTCGATAGTAATTCTGCAATTTCTCTATCTGTAAGAACAACTGGCTGAGCTTTAGTACAGTTAATTAAAGGAAACCTAGTACCTGTTATTGTATTTAATATTACTGGATTGTTTATATTATCACCACCATCACTACCAGGTTCCTGCGGATCATTAACTAATACAAGTGAAGGATTTTGATTTATGAGATTAAATAGCACATCAGGAGAAGCAGTTGGAGTTATTTCTACAGTCCCATCTGGATTTGTCTTAACATTACAATACTCTGATAAGTTCTTATCAGTAATTAATCTAAGTATTGCACCTAATACTCCCACGAGAATACTTATCCCTGCTATTTTGGCGCTTAATTCAATTCTTCCAGCACTCTGTTGAGCTGCCCAATTTCTCAAAGCTGCAAGTGCATTCATTATCCACTTGTAGTGATTTACCATTTTTTCAACAAACTCTAAGCCAGCTATTGCACTGGTAAGTGATCCATCTCCAGCTACAAGAGATTCATCCATTAGATTTAAAAAGTCAACACCTATTTCTTCAAGATCAATAGTGGATTGATTACCCATAGCTAAAGACTTGATTCTTTCTATTACTGCATTTAACTTAGGATTACTTTCTAATCTATTCTGTGCCTCAAGGAACTGAGGTCTAGGTATTACTGAAACTATATTAAGTGGACTTACACTTAAGCTTATCGAATTCTCACTTTCACCTGTGGCTATACTAGCTATAGCCGCTCCTACTGTATTTCTCTGTACTTCTTGATCGCCATTTGTTGTTATCTCTGGAGCTTCAACTTCAGTATTCTGAGTTGGAGACAATATTGCAGCAAGAGCTGGACTCTGTTCAATTGCAGCAGGTATTGCTCCAATTCTAGGATCATCTTCAGCTTGTCTGGCAAATTCCCTGTCTTGTCTTCTTAAGTTTCTTTCTTGTTCGTTTGCTTCTCTCGTTTCAGTTCTTTCCTGCTGCCTAGTTTCTCTTTCTTGTTGTCTTAGTTCTCTTTCTCTTTGATTTTCAGCTCTTCTTTCTTCTCTTGTTCCGGTTCTTTTGTTTACAAACTCTTGATCTCCATTTCCAGAGATTACACTATGGACGCCTGCTAATTGCGCCAGAGTCATCCTGCCTGTCCATCTTATCTGAGGTGCAGTAAGCAAAGTCTTAAACACACAACCCATATATATATTAAGAGGACCAATGCCAAAACTGGCAGCAAGCTGTAGCATTTGCAATAGAGGCCCTAGGATAGAAGCTATAAGCCCCATCAAGAAACCTCTAAAATTTAATACTATCTCTAGAGCACAATATTTTAATAATCCAAACAGCGAAGCAATTAGAAACATTATTTCAATGGGACATAGCACTCCCAGGTTAAATAATGAACAAGCATTACTCTTAATTATTCCTTCTATATCTAAGGCAAACTTTATCCTTCCAATTAGAAAATCCAACTGAGCAAGAAGTTCCTTTATACTAAGTTCAACTTGCAAGTGAAACTTGAAGTCTACAGGACCATTCCATGCACCAATAAAGCAATCAAAGCAATTCTTCATTATTTCTTTAAATGAATAATTTGCTGGTCTTCCTAGTGCGCTAGCGTCAATAGGCTCATCAAGATCTCTCCCAAATAAATTTTCTATATAGGAAGTATCTTCATCTGTTCTTGCTAGAATTTCTTCTACTCCTGCTATTTGTTCTTCTACATCCATTACAGATTCAAAAACAGGAAGCAGTCCATAGCCTACTGGAATTCCATCAGGAATTCTAGAAAAATCACTATCCTCAATTAGATTTACACTAGCACTAACGACATCTATTCCATACCTTGTTGCTATCCTGTCCCGGCTATTAAGATTAGGAAAAGAAACATAATCAGATGCATTAACTTCTGCTTCCGCAAATACTCCCCTTGATTCTTGCTTTATCATTCTCCTTTCAGTTTCTTTTAAATCTAAATACTGAGAGGACTTTACAACCTGGGGACTATCAGCAGGACGATCTAAGTATTCATTTATAAACTGATTAATCTTAGAATTTTGATTAACTTTATACTTTATTTCATAACTATTTAAAGTTACGCTTTCTATATATCTTGCTTTTAACCCATCTATTTCTGCTCTTATTCTTTTTGCATTTTCTCTATTCTGCAACCTAAGAGCAAGCATCTCTTCTGGATTATATGTATCTCCAGAGTCCGGCTTATTTACAGTGTCACTGACATTATTATATGTACCTTTTTCTTCTATTTTGGAAAGAAGATCATTTACCAAATCAGCTATGCTTTTTTCTTCTTTTTCTACTGGAGGTGAACTACTTCTAAATTCTATTTCATCTTCATACGAAACTCCAAGATTTGTATAGATTGGAATTTTCGGAGACTTAATTTTCTTAAAGGTCATTAAATAGCCTCTTCTGTAGCAAGGATTTTAATACTTGCTTCCTGATATAGATTGGCTGCAGTTTCGCCTGGATAGAAAACTCTCAGCCAGAATGGAAGATAAACTTCAGTTCCTTCTATGTCTTGCATTGTAATAGAGTTATTAAATCCAACAAAATTCCACTCAAGTGCAGTAGGTTCAAAATCTCCAGGGTAAAGCTGGAATGTTGCACCTGAGCTTGAGGTGTTAATAACTGACAGTATTATATTATTATATTTTGTGCTTGGGTTATCATTTCTTAAGAAGCACTTAATTATATTCCAGCTACCGATTCTTCCATTATGAACTGTCAGTAAAAGATTTTCTTCCCCAATCATAGAGGAAGATTCTTGACTCTTGTATATGTTTAACATTATTAACCTTAGAAATAGGCCGGGTGAGTTCCCTTAGACCAGCCGTTGCTATCTATAGTATTATGCCTTTTCCCTCTTCCTGATCCACCTAGGAGGCCTCCCATCAGGCCACCAACTACTCCACCTACTGACATTAACATTCCAGCTCTACCAATTTTAGGCGGCGCTCCATCTTTCATCGGACCAGGGAACAGCCTTCCCCCTTTTGAGACTGTTTCACTTCCCTTGGGATTCATCTGAGCATTAACTGCACCAGCTAGCCCGCCCATTACTGCACCTACAGCTGCTCCTCCTGCCGCGCCTCTAAAAAGACCATCGTCTCCAGCTGGATTTAACCCTCCTGCTACGGCACCGACAACTGCACCTGCTATTGCATTTCTTCCAACTTTACCACTTGAAAGCATCCCGCTAAGTCCAACTTTACTACCACCAGCTGGGGCAAATAAAGGTCCTGTGCCACTTAGTACTTGCTGGGGAGCTTTATATTGTGCACTAGCAGCTCGTGCTTGAGCTCTTTGAGCCATTTTTTCATCTGGCATTGAGTTCATTGAATTTATGTCATCAGATAAAACACTTCCCTCACCAGTATAACTTTTAATTTCTCCTCCCATTGCGGGAGAAAAAGACAGGGGAGATCTACTCTGTCCACCTACTGGACTCACCTGTCCAGCTTGATAATAAGGTGCCCTGCCTGCGTCTGAGCCTCCTGCTCCACCTATAAGACTACCCTTTTCTCCAATTCTTACCTTTCCATACTCAGACTCACTAACTCCAGATGCAGTGAAGTCAGCTGCACTATCATAAGAATTAGAAAATGGAACACTAGTTTTTGCTGCTTCTCTTTTAGCTGCATTTGACACTGGCTTACGATTATCTACACCACTTGAGTCTTTATCAAGAATGTTATAATCTGAAGTTGCACTATTTGCATTTGCAGCTTCATTTGCATTATCTACAAAACTAAAGTCAGGACCAGTTCGGCGTGGATTTGTAAACTCATCAGCAGTATAAAACTTTTGACTATTACCAGTCACTGAACTGCTTTTTTGTGAAGCTCTTAATTCTCCATATTGAGACTCTGTTGGTCCACCCTTTACGATATCTGAAGAGGCATCATAAGTATTAGAAATTTCTTTTAGTTTTCTTGTTTCTTTTTTATTAATTTTACGACTATTAGGAGCTTTAATTTCAGTATCAAATTTAGGCAGCATTCCATCAGAATCATTAAATACTCTAGATGAAAGAGGACTGCCACTATCATAATTTGTAGCAACAGAAACAGGCTGCCTAGCTTTTGCAGCATCTGCTTCATTTATAAGATTTGATAACTCATCATCTGAGTACTTAAAGGATGGAGAATTTTTCTTTGCCATTTTACAACTCTATAGTCTAGAATTTCTTCCAAAAATACTGCCTTTACCAGACCCTCTACTTACAGCAGAAGTTTTACTACTATATTTTCCTTCACTTCCTGTTTTGTAACCTTTATCATATACAGGGAACATTTCATTTTTACTATTACCTTCAAGGTTATTATTTCTAGAAGCTACATTACTAGCTCTAGCTTCTGCCATTAGGCGAATTCCATTTGGCCCTTTTACTTCCTCTTCTATTGTTGGGAAAAACGCCACTGATGGATTCTTTTTAACTGCATTTACTGCTGCTTCTTGTTGCATTTCAGTTCCAGCTATGCCTACTGTAGCAGACCCATTATAGTAACCTTTACTTAACACTCCTTCTTCTATGACAAAAGCTACAAGAGCAAGATTAAAAGCATCTAAATAGTGATCTCCTATTTTGGGAGATTCAACTCCATATAAAGGCCTATTACTTCTATCTCTTCCTTTTATGATGTAGTTAAGTAATTGCTTTCTTAACTTCTCATCATCTTTAGAGAATTTTATAACGCCGTCTTCAAACTTCCTCACGGAAGCCTCAACCATGTAAGCCTTTCCTGGGTGGGTTACTTTCTTGCCTGTTGCTGGGTCTCTTATTTCTATATTGCCGCCAAACTCAAATGATTTAACTCGTCTTTCAAGACTTCTTTCATAAGTACCGGATCTTTGCTGTAAGGACCATAGCCTTATCATTTCCCACTGCACGGCTCCATATCCACGGTCAATATATACATACTTAGCCTGCCACTTTCTGCATATCCTTATAACTTCACTCAAGCCTGCATGTTGAGTGAAGTCTTGCTTCGGCACATTGTAATAATCAAAGACTTTAAACATGTGCCTGCCAGATGACCTGGTATAGCCTATTACGCATATTTCTGTACCGACATCTTTGTTCCAGTCAACGCCAACAGAAAAGTCCCAACCAATAAGTCTGCCTTGAGCTTGAAGTTCTGACATATCTTCATATGTATAATCTTCCATAGCTTCACTTACAAACCTTGACTGATATACTGAGTTAGAGCCGGCAATAAATAATGCCATCATTTCTTGCTGCCACTCATCAAATGAAAACTCAGAGCGTTGCTCTCTTCTCATTCTCTTCCAGTTTATTCCTGAGGTTTTTTCAAGAACTGGAGTTGGAAAGTAAAACTCTTTCCACCCAGGAGAGTCATTACACCATTCTTTAAATCTTAAATCTTTTCCAGAAGGTGTACTGGAAGCTCTTACTACTATGTCTGGATTATCAGCAAAGACTGGAATTAAAGCTTTAAAATCCCCAGCTCCTAGGTAATCAGCTTCATCTATATAGATAACATCAGCACCCTGACCACGGATAGTAGAAGCATCACCGGTGTTTTTAGAACCTGTAGTAAATCCTACTATTGTAGAGCCATTAGTAAACTTAAGCTCATAATTAGGAGTCTGAACATCTCTAATGACTGTATCTTTTAGTTCTTTGTTTTTCTCTAGGAAGCCTTTTATCTTTAGGAAAATTTCCTTAACCTGAGCCAGGTAAGGGGCAATGATAAGCACTTTTATTGGTGAGGTTACTTCATCTCCTGTATCTGGATTTATAGTAACTTTTTCTCTTGTTAAGGCATGAAATAAAAGCTCCATTGCCATTGCTTCAGATTTACCAGTACGTCTCCCGCACCTTAAAACCTTCTTCTTAGCCTGGCACCTCATCATAATTTCTTGATGTTTTCTAGCTTGCCAGGCAAAGTTTCTTCTACCAAATGCAACAGGGTCAAGTGTAGCTTTAATAATTTCTCTTTCTTCTGAACTCATTGAAGCAAGTACAGTTTTATTAACACCAGCCAAATAATCAACCGGAATATAGGGACAGCTAATTTGCCATGCATGGCTTAATGCTGCCTTACCTCCACTTGCCCTGTATTGAACTATGGACTCCCTAGGAGTATTTGGGTATAGTGATTTATACTTATCAATGTGAGTTATTTGACAAGTAACACATTCTTCTGCTATGTTATCGGACTTTATTTTGTACTTATCCCTATACTCATCTTTTAGCCTTTTATCTATTTTTGTCCAATAATTTATATAGCTTACACTTTCATGCTCTTCATCAGGCTGAATATAAAGTTCAGCTATTGATTTTGCAAATTCCATTTAGTAGCCCATAACTGGAGTAGGAGTCAAGCCTTGGTAGCTATTACCGTATCTTGATCTAGGTTGATGTGCGAAAGTCGCTTCGTTAGATAGATTTCTAAAGGCATTCATTTTTGATTGCTGCATTGACATGACAGCTCTTTGTCTCATTGTCGAAGCCATAACGGAGTCACTAAGACTTGGAGTATTAAAAGAACTCCTGGGATATGACCTCAGGTACATGTTTCCATATTCTCTTGTTGAATATACTCCATACGCACCAAGCCCTGCGGCACCGGCTACTGCTGCTGTTGCCATTCCAGCTGGCGTTGCTAATAAACCTAAACCTTTGGCATAGATTGAAGCAACTGCAAATTCCTTCCCAAAAGCAAAAGCAGCCGCTCCAACTCCTTCACCTCTACCTAGGGCGGAAAGTCCAGAATAAGCAGCAAAGCCACCAGTGAATAGCATTGCAGGATTTCTTGAGTTTGCAAATCTAAATATTGCACCTCTAATTGCCGCTTTTTTACCAGTTATTTCAGTTCCACCTAAGGCTTTTCTCGCAATTCTTGAAGTAATTGAATCATCATATAGTGATGCTTCTGCTGCTGTGTTATAAGCACGGTAACTGGTAGAGCTGCCAAACATGGCGCCCCCCTCTCCTGCTATGAAACTACCTCTTGCCGATGAGGACCCTATAGCCTTACCTAAAAAGGTATCGACTGGCTTACTTACTCCTTCTACGGTATATCTCTGAAAACCAAAGTCAGGAGCAATAGAGCTTATTTGTCTTGCCAGGCCTTTGTCCATGGCTGAGTTTGCTAATTCACGCTCCCATAAGGCACCTAAAAAACTTGCCATTTTAACCTCTTCTTAATGTATTCATTGCAAAGACAAGGCTGCCAGTATCTCCAAATTGACCAGGAGATATACTTCTTTGTCTTCCTGCTGTTTCTGCAAGAGCTGCATTCATCGGATTTACACTAGATGGATTTACAGACCTTGCATAAGAATATGCATCATCTGTATCTCTCATGCCGACTTGTGATGGGTTATATGCAGCAACCATTTCATATTGTCCCATTTTTTGTTGTTCCATTGAATAGATATAATCTGCATCATTTTGTCTAAGTGAAAGACCTTTACCTACTGCATTGATGGGAGATCCACCAAAATATCCAGTGTCTGCAGCTGCAGCCCCAGCAAAAATACCCATTCCAACCATGGAGGCAATTGCTCCACCTTTTGCAAGTGTAGAAAATTCATCAGCCCAAAAATTTGTAGCTTCAGGATCTCTTCTTCTTTGTTGAGCTTGAGCATATGCTACTTTCTCTGCTTCCTTCATTTGTTTAATTTCACTTTTAGTTTTTCCGTAATACTTACCGCCTAATAGAGCTTTTGTTCCCTTGCCGATTGCAATGTCTACTTCAGCCATAAGGCCACCTGCTGCATAGCCAAGTGAACTGGCTCCCTGGAATACATTATTTAATGCACTTCCTTGACCCTTGGTATCTCTTTCTATTATTTCTGAAATAATATCAGTAGAGAAATTTCTAGAGTTAACAGTTCCCTTTTGATTCTCAATCAAATTAGTAACTCTATCTACGGCATTTCTTTCATCAATAGACCCAAAATAATTTGCTGAATTCTTAGGAGGCTTGCCTCCTGGAAATAATGCAGAAACAGCAGCTCTGTAATCTTTTTCTTTTCCAGTTTTTTTGTATTTCGTAGCAAGATCTCTGCTGTTTGAAATCCTTTTTGTCAACATATATCCGGTTTCAAACTTTCTTGTGAATCCAGTAGCTGCTAAAGCTCCGACTCCAATTGAAGTTGGCATTAGTACATTTTGACTGAAATTTGAGGTAGCACCCAGCATTCCTTTTATTCCACCTATTAGTGCGTTGTCTTTATCGTCTCTGTTTGTTGCTCCTTTGTACGCTCCTGCGCCTAGTGATAGGACGCCAGCTGCACCAAGTAACTTTAGTGGAGTGGAGTAGGCACCAAATCCACTTTCTCCCCTAGTAGCTCTATTTACACCATAGGTAACCAGGCCCGCTCCCTGCGGACTATTCTCCGCTAAGTTTTGGCCCATTTCTGATATTATTCTAGATAAACTCATCTAATATCTCCAATTATTACTTAAACTTAAGATCTTCTGGTTCTTGACCTACCTGGATTTCTTTGCATGGTTCCAGCCAAAGTAAGGTAAGTATTATCTTTTAAGATCTCATCTCTGTTACCCATGTATTTTGATGTAACTAAACTGGGAACAGTTCCTTCTACAGTAATCCTATTATTTTTCCCATATTCAAATGAAACATCATCAAGGTTATATTCTTGATACTGTATTTTCTTTTGGTCTTTGGCCAGCTTTTTAATATTGGATTCCATTACATCTTCTAGTTTAAGTGAATGACCTTTTTCATTCATGAAGATTTGTAAGAACCCGCCTTCTCCTGTAGAGTAGTGAGACATGGCATCTGCAGTAGATACATTCTTTACATCAGCAGAAAGCTTCATTAACTCCAGTGGACTCATCTCTTTGATGTTGTCTACTTCCTCCAGGTTCCTTGTTATTTGACTTGCTACCTTACTGCCATATGCCTCTTTTAGTAAGCTAAAAGAAACACTATGGTCTTTATCCATATTTAAGGCTTTAGGCAGGTCGTGCATCCAGACAAGGTGATCTGATACAAATTTATCCCCGCCTTTTGTCTTTAGTAAGTCATCCGATATTCTTTGAACTATTGCAAGGTGATCTTTCTGATACCAAATTCTATGACCAGGAGATTGCTCAAATCCTTTATCAAAAATATTAGTAATTCTCTTAAAAAGTGAACCGTCAAGTCCTCGATAGCCTGATCCGAAATCTGTCATCTGTTGCCTTATCTGCCAGGCAATACCCTGGTGACCTAGTGCTTCAAGTTGCCTTGAGTCACCACCTGTGCCAAATAACTCAGAGAAGACTTCTCTGTTAAGCCTTTCATCCATCTCTCTTACTTGCTTAAATCTTCTTGCTTGTTCTCTGGTGCCTGCATTCATTACAGCAAAAAGAGCAGGGTTATTTCTACTGTCTCTGTTGGGTGAAATTTGAGAAATGGTATTAAAAGTTCTCTTAGAGAAGCGACCTTCGAGAGATTCATAATATTTCTTATAGTAGCTTAACCCATGTATTCCTGATTCAGTTTGCTGTGCAAGTTTTTCTGCATAAAGGAAATCCTTCTGATTAATGGTATCTACCTTCTGTGGACCCCATGGCAAAGCTTGACCTACACCAGCTTGAACCATTTGCATATTAATGTTCTTGCCTCTCCCTGAGGAAAAGACACCTACATATCGACCGTATGCATCCTTCTCACCAAGGCTAAGGCTCAAGTTCTTTGTTGATAGAAGTAAGTTTTTAGTATAGTTTGCAGCTTCGTTGGCCATTGGCTGACCAACGTTACCTTCACCTATAATTAGGCCACTACCACCACCAGTGTGCCTTGTTTCTGGAGTATCGACACCAGAGAAACGAACTTGAAATTCTGCATTTGCATTTGACTTACTTATAAGCTTAACTGTATCTGCGTCTTCAACGGACAAATCAAACTTATTAAGATCAACTCCCATACCTGAATAAGAAGAAGACATGTTATTTACTTGACTTGGTCCAGTTAAATATTGACCTATATCAGCTTCCATTTGAGGCATAAAACTATTACCAAGATTACTTATTGCTCTAAGAGCTTTTGAGGCCATATAAAATGGCTGCTGGAATCTACTTGGTTCGTAATCTGAAGAGTTATCATTTGCTTCTGTAAATTGACTTAGGAATGGATCTATTTCATCTCTCCTTCCAATAATATCTAAAGTTGATACTCTACTTGGATCATAATTATCTTTAGTAATAAACTCATATGCTGCATCAGCACTCATAACACCAACTGCACCTAAGCCTATGGCTCCACCAGCAATCTTTCCTGCATGTCTTCTAATATAATTAGAAGTATAACTGTCTAGAAGCATTGAAGCTTGACCTCCAAGCGTCCTGCTTGCACCTTCTGCTTTTATAGCTTGATCTGTTAGTGCTCTTTCAATATTTATTTCTCCTTTATATTCAGTTGCACCAAGCTTAATTAAGCTTTGATTTGTTTCTACATTAGTTGACTTGCCTCCTTGAACTAACTGGCTTCTTAGTTCCTCAGGGCCACCTGTATCAGCATACCTTGCCTGGATTTCAGAAGACATTCTTTCCAAATCTTCAATAGTAAATCCACTTTGTTTTACATTTGGCAAGGCAGCATATTCTTTTCTAATTTCTGATGTTGCGAATTTTAAAGCTTCTGCTCTTTTTGTCTGGTAGTCTAGACCACTAGGATCCTGTCCAAGTTCGGAAAATTTAAAATCATAGTAAAGCCTAGCTCTATTTTCTACTGTGTAATCTCTACCTACATTTCTTAACTCAGTAATGGTAAGACCATCTGCTCTTACCATTTGCTTTGATGTTGTCTTTACTTGTGTTAAAGTAAATCCTTCCTCCATCTTTGGTACTCTTTTGCCATCTACTTCATTAATAATTACTTTTCCAGTTGCATCTCTAGCTAATAAAGTAGACTTTACTTCACCTCTTTCTATCTCATCTAAACTAGCAGTCCATATCTCCATGGACTCTTGAAGTTGGAACATTGCTCTTTGCAAGCTTCTATACTTTTTGACCTGAGCTAGTGGTCCTGTTATATTTTTTTTAGAAATAAAATCATAGTAACTTACATCAACAGCTTTTGTTGTAAAAAGCTTCCATACACTTTCTATTTCTTCTCTAGTTTCTGTATTTAGAACAGCAGCAGTTTCTCTTAAAAATGCTAGTGTTGAATTTACAAAACCACCAGCTTGATATAGCCCTGCATTTGTTGCAAGGAATCTAGCTACTGGATTTACTTTATTAAGAATTTTTAACTGATCTACTAGGTCCTGTCCAGCAGTGTGAGCTTGTTTTGCTGCTTCAGGAAAAAGAACACTGAGGTTATACTGAACACTTGTTAGTGAAAAGGTATCATCTAATAATGCTTTTACATTTCTACTTCCTACACCAAGCCTTCTAACTTGACCTTCTACTGGATCCGTGGTATCCAGTATTCCACCTCGGGGAAGCATCGACTCAGAGTCTGGAATATTCAGGCCATATATCTTTGAAGCTCTATTTTGATCTGCTATTCTTATTGCTTGATCTTTAAGTTGCGCTTGTTCAAGTGCCTTGTCTCTGGTCAACATAGATGCAGCACTATAGATTGCCCTTGCTGTTACATCTTGCTGGTCTATTGAGCTTAAGCCTTTATCTCTTAGTTCAGATTCAAATAACTTGAGATACAGAGAAGACATATAACCAGCACCTAGCTGGTTTAGTCTAGCAACTTTACTTCTATATCTTGTCTGGGTCGGGTCAAGTATGTTAGTCTTGCCGGGGTTTTTGTAGGTTGAAGACATCATTGCTCTGATGTCTTCAAAGCCCTTTATGGCTTGCCCTCCAAAGAATTTAGTTATACGGGGATCGTTATTAATTGCCTGTTCAATAACATCAATTCGCCTGCCCGCTTCATCTACCAGTGTAGTTTCACTGGAGAATCTATGAGCATTAATAGATCCATCTTCTTCTTTGATGTAGGACCCTATAAGGGTCATGAGTCTTTCGGAGTCGAACTGAATATTAGCGCCAATTACTGCGCCATTCTTATTCCTCATGTCAAGGAGACTTTCTAGAACTCGAATTGCAGCTTCTCTCGGAGTATATAACCTTTGAACCTTTCCAGCTCTATCTGTAAATTCAAAGCTACCTTTTTCAAAGCCTTCCTTTAACTTAGCAAGTTTTTCATTTTCAGGTAAGGTTTCTAGGTACTCATAAAGGGCTCTTGTCTTTAACGCATCAGACTTTTCTGAAGCATTAAACACCCATCCAGAATTCATTACATTCTGAGTATAGGCTTGCTGAGATAAATACATCTCCCTGCGACCTTTATAGGTCGCTGTTTTATAACCCGACCTATTTTGATCAATAACCTCTTCTACATCTTTAATGTGAGAAACAGGCAACAGTTCAAGTTCCTGTATAGCCTTACTAGAATCTTCAGTTATTTGTCCAGCTTTATCTACAAAGCTATATTTAGTCTCAGTAGAATCAAGACCAACTGTACCAACAGCAATCTGAAGAACAGGAGCAAATCTGTCAATACCTCCACCTTCAATATCTAGAAGTAAAGCATTTCTAATCTCAGGACTTACTCCGAGAGTAAGGTGTCTCATCGCCTTTAAGTGCCCGGTTGCAAGATCGAATTTAATGGCCTCAAATGCCTCTTTAGACATGGTTCTTATCGTACCTATGTCTGTATCCTTATCTTGTATTCCCTGCATCAGAATGCGCATTTTTGCAACGCTGGTGACGCTTCCAAGCTTATCGAGTAAGTCCTTATCTATCATAGATCCTCTGGATCAATTAAATCAACGTCCCAATAAGAATCTACTTTTGATGCATTCTTTTTCAGGGTAGTTGCAATCTGAGTTAATATGTTTGTCTGATCAGATTTTTCACTTGTACCTTTAAGCTTAGCTGCCATAGCAAGCTTAGCTTCAGGTGTACTAAGCAGACTTTTCATAAGTCGATCTTTTTGATTCTGTAGCTTCTCTTTGATTACCAAGGCAGGATGCTCTTTTACGGTGAAGAATGCCTCCCCGCTTTTTTGATTTATTGCATCAACCACGGTAATAAGGAGATTCTGCCCATCCGAGCTAAGAGCAGAACCGGTACTAAGTAATATGTCAGCTCTTATTTCATATATATCCAACTCAGCAAGCCGGGAAATAAGATTCATAACACTGGGAGTAATGTTCATGTTATTCCCCAGGTGTTCACTAATATATTGTCTAATCTTTAACTCAATAATTCCAGACTCTACAGGACAAGGTTTAAATAAAGGGTATGTAGATTTCTCATGATCTATTTGACCATCATCATCCCTGTGAGCAAACCAACACTGACTGACCATGGGACACTTAAGACCACCTTTACAGAGTAAAGGAACAGCACTGTAAGTACCATGCTTCATTGCCATGAGGTGATTCTTAATTCCCTCTGCCATGGCCCTGGTCATGGTTATGCCCTTATAAAGGGTCTCATTATATTTGTTCAACTCCAGAAAACTGAAGAACTCTTCTACATTTACCTGAGAAGGTTCAATTACAGTTAAAGCATCATTTAAAACGCGGCCAAAATCTAATTCATTTAAGGAGTTCTTCTTTTGCAACTCTGTTGCAAAATGCTTCCCAGGGGGAACACTTGCAATTTGTTCCTCCAGATTTTTTGCAATTTCCTCCTTTTCGGCCGCTTGCTTTGCCTTCTCTTCCCTGGCCAGAATCTGTCTGGCTTCCTTCTCCTTTTGCCTTCTCTTTGCCATGTACTTTGCCATGGCTTTCCTGTGCCTTTCTGCTTTCCTTTCTTCTGGACTGAGAGACGAAGTCTCTCCTCTGGCTTTAGCTTTCTCAGTTCCTCTATTCGTCATTGCTAATCTCTCTACCTTCAAGTTTATCAATTAAATCTACAAGCTCAAGTAATTCCTTCTTCACCTTACCAATCTCTACCATGTCCTGTAGATCTTTCATTCCAGAGATAACCATAGGACAGAAGTAACGCTTCTTAAGAAAATTACCTGCTACTATGCCCATAGCCCCATTACTAAGCATAGCTGATAAACTGTAAGCCTTAAGGCTGAGTCTGAGTAAATCATTTCTTTCAATCTGTGTATTCATAAACTCGCTTCAACAAATCAATATGGTTCTAGAAGAATAAAAACTCCTATTACATATGGGCGAAATCTTACTAAAAAAAATCTAAAAATCTCCATAGCAAATTTCCTTATTTATTTTCTCACACCCCACCCCCTCCTAAATATTGACACAGTATTATATATGGACAAGTGGGCCCTAGGATAGTTCAGGTGGGCCTTATGGGGCCTTAGGGGGCGTTAAAAAATGTAGATAGGTGGGTTCGAGGTAGCTTGAGACTGGGCCATAGGGAGCTTATAGAAGTAGTGAAAAATGTGGATGAGAGGGTCTTGGGTGGACCTTATAGGGCCTTATGGAAAAGGTAAAAAATGTGGATGAGAGGGTACTATGCCGATTATGGCACCAGGGATATAGGCTTAATTCCGAGCCCACCCCCTGGAAACTTTCGACCTGCCAGTGTATTAGGTTAACTGGCATAGGAGTCTCTCATGTTGAACGCTACCATCATCGCTCTCATTGTTCCCAACGCCGCACAGATCATCACCGAGGCCGACCACGCCGTCGCTAACAGCGAGATCTGCAGCCCCCTCGCCAACACCATCTGGTTTGATGCTCACCGCATCAACCAGGGAATTGTTCTTTGGGCAGTGCCCGGAGCGGGATGGGTAAAATCACTTCACCGAAAGGACGGCGTTTTGGCCGTCCTTTCCTGTAGGGAGGACGGATCCCCAGTTTCAATGATGTCCTACAACGAAGTGGAGGTTGGCTTTGCTCGCCCCACTCTCGACCAACACTGGCAGGCAATGAGTGCCTGCCTTGCTAGGAAGTAAGGTCTAAGATTAAAGGTGCAACCAGGCTTCGGCCTGGTTGCATTCTTTTTTCATGGGGAATGAGACATTCTGTCTCATTTCCTATCCATCCCATCATGGCTAGCGTGTCGCTAGCCGGGAGTTTCGCCATGCAGAACACCACTACCACCACCATCACCGCCACCCGCATCCTGCTGGGCTACTGCCCCAACATCCTCAGCTACAGCGGAGATTTTACAGTGGGTTACGTCGGCCCCCATGGGATCGACCGCCTGACGGCCGAGTTCCTCTTCAAGGGAACTCCATCTGGCGCAATGTGGGACACAGTCGTGATCCTCAGCGAGCTCGGGGGCATGGACCCCGACCTGGGCTGGCACGACGAGCTTGGGTTGGCGTGCCAGGACTGGGTGACCTGGGGTCAGCTTGTCGACGCTTTTGTCGATAGCTGGTAAGTAAGATTAAAGAATGCAGCCAGGCTTCGGCCTGGTTGCATTCTTTTTTCATGGGGAATGAGACATTCTGTCTCATTTCCTATTGATCCCAATAAGGCTAGCGTGTCGCTAGCCGGGAGTTCGCCATGTTCACATTGTTCTTGGTGGCTGTTTCTATCCTCGTTCTGGCATCGGTGGCCTTCCTGATCTACGTCGTCGCGGAGTGGGCATGGGCCCACCTGGGCGCAGACCCGGTCACTTTCCTTGACTTTTTGGATGCAGTAATGCATCCAGTTAAGTTCCTTCATGCCTGGAGGACTCGGGCTAAGTAAGGAAGATTGAAGAATGCAGCCAGGCTTCGGCCTGGTTGCATTCTTTTTTCATGGGGAATGAGACATTCTGTCTCATTTCCTATCCATCCCATTAAGGCTAGTAGGTACTAGTCGGGAGTTTCGCTCATGTTGCTTGACATCATCGTTGTTATTGTCGTCGTAGTCATAGTCATCGTTGCCCGAGCAGAAGCTCGGGCCATGGCTGCCATCACCGCCACCACCCCCACCGCAACCACCAGCACTACCGCCGCCGCACCTGCCCCGGCCCCCGCACCCAAGGACCAGCGCCCACTCTGGGCGCAGGCCCCAATGCCCGACTACGTACCCAGGTGCTCGGCCTGGGAAAATGAGTGGGCGTCGAAAGACGCCCGCCTGGTGCGGGAGGCCCAGGCGGCCAAGGCCGCCCGGGAAGAGGCGGAGGCCGACCGCCGCCTCCGGGCCCGCTTGGAGCGGGAGGCGGAAGAGCGACTGGCCTGGGCCCAGGAGTGGGAGCCGGCAAAGCTCCCACCACCGGAGCCCAGGTACCACAGGCCCCTCAAGGCCAAGAGTAGAAACTGGGCATAAAGTTTGAAGAATGCAGCCAGGCTTCGGCCTGGTTGCATTCTTTTTTCATGGGGAATGAGACATGTCGTCTCATTCTCTGTTAATCCCTTACCTTATGGTGTATAGGTTAACCATCGGAGGAGTTATGGACAAGGTGTTTGTCGATCGGTTGGTAACGGTGGTATTTTTCCTGGTGGTTCTCGCTGCAGCTATCGCGCTGCATGTGTGGAACGCGCAGGAGTACAACCACCACTGCCCGCCTGATGAACTGACCCGCCTTTGCGTTGAATAACGCTTAGGTGAGGTCAGGGGGAAGGAATGGATTAATTTCCATTCCTTTTTTATTTAATATGAGACTTATAATCTCACAGGAGACATTTGCCATTGGCATTTATCTTCGCGGGGAATTGGAGTTCATTCTTCTTCTAGAAGATGTATTCCATTCTTTTTTCATTTAATATGAGACCCATAGTGTCAAAGACATGACACTTTGGTCTTGGGCCGTGATCCTAGCCCTGGATAGTAGCAATCCTGCTGCTACTCCTAAACTTCATTTACCCTTGGAGGTAATAAGTGATCATGAACACCTGCGAGATCATTCTCGCGGTGGCAGCCACCCTTGGCTGCGCCCCCGCCCAGGGCAACTGGGCAAACCGAGGCTCTGGTCAAGCCTCGGTCTTTCTCCTCCAGTGCCTGACCAGCATGGGCTTCTGCTCAACCCGCTCACAGGATGCCACTTTGGCAACGAGCGGCAATTGTTTGAAGTGCCAGACAGATACCATTGGGCCTTGCACTTGGCCCAAAGTTGATAGCTCCAACTGTGGAGTTAATGGGGTTCAAATCCCAGTCGACTATTGCCTTGACCATAGTGGTCATTTCTCTGCCACAGAGAAAGCTAATCAGCCCGTTGTTGGGCGTTTAGTTGGCATCAAATGCTCTATGAGCAAGGAGGTTACCGTGGCAAACCTTATTCCTTCATTGGCGGCACTTAAGGTGCTTGCCAATGCGGACCGGATTGCGGTCCGCGAAAACATCTACGGCCGGAAGGCCACCGTACCGGCGGCCCCGGCACCCCTTCGTGTGCTTCCTTTGGTCATCATGGACCGATCGAAGCACGCTGACCACAGCACCTCGACCGGCGACCTGGACTCCCAGGCTACCGTCAGCCCCGCTGCAGCAAAGGCGCAAGCCCGCGCTGAGGCAAAGCTTGCTGCACGCACTCAGCGTGCAGCTGAGAAGGCCTTCGTCAAGGCCATCTTCAGTTTTCTTGGCTTCTGGGAAGCCTGCTCTCTTGCAGAGCGGGCCACCATGGCTAAGAAGGTCAGCACGGCTAGTCGTGCTCGCCTCATCGCCAGCGACGTGCTGGCACCCAAGGCAGTGGCAACTGCTCCGAAGGCTCCTGCCCGCGCTCGCTGGGCACACGTTGTTACTGCACCGGAGACCACTCCGGCTCAGCGCGCTGCCATGACCCGCAAGGGCAAGGCGGCCGCAAAGGCAGCAGCAGCTGCCCCGGCCTGGCGTCAGGTCCAGACCGAGGCACAGATCAAGGCCGCTAAGGCCCTCGCTGCTCGCCGCCGGTCGATTGTGGCCGTCGTGATGGCCAAGATTGGAAGCCTGTTGGCTAGCCGCGCAGAAGTGCAGGAGAAGGTCACGCAGGCCTTCACCCGCCTTCCCAAGAAGGCAGCTTTCCTGGCGACCGAATCGCTGCGAAGCGACATTGCCTGCATCAACGAGCAGATCGAAAGGCTCGTCTGGGCAATGACGACGGACAGCATCACCGGGCCAAAGAACCTGCGGGTTCTGAGCTTCCGTGGCTACCGACTGGTCATGAACCAGAAGGCTGCGGCTCACCGCCGCACCATCAAGGAGCTTGAGCGCGAAGCAAAGCGCCAGGCTTGGCTGGCCAGCCAGGAGTCGGAGGTCTTCATGGACCTTACGCTCACTGAAGACTGGGCAGCAGCCAGCAAGGTCGGAGGCAGCGCAAACTTTAAGTTTGCGGATGTCCTGGCCCGCTACGCAAAGAAGGCTGCATAAGCAGCCAGTCTTTGCTCAACCAGCAAACCAAACAACACGAGGGTAATAAAATGAAATACTTTAAGCTTATGATCTCTATGATTGTGGGTAAGTTCAAGGCCAGTAAGGCGGACGAGTGCCCTGATCTCCTTGCTCAGTGGGAAACTACTGAGGAAGCAGCCGAGGTCGCGGCAGAGATGTTGCGTCAGGATTCGCACTTCTACAGCCTCAACACTGAGGTTGCAGTGGGTGGCGTATCTTACGCTACCATGCACGACTGGGATGAGTACTACTCGGAGCTGCGAGAGCAGATCGAGTGGGCTCAGGCTCAGGAAAAAGGGCAGGTTCTGAGCTGCGGGGTCCGAATCCGCTGGGCTCAAGCCATTAACAGCTACGATCAGTGGCATGTTGAGGAGGAGGCTGAGGTCTTCTCTATGGCCAGCTTGCCCTCGGCCATGGGCTGTTCCCTGTTCCTTGGCAATGACTGGCCAAACCTGGAATTCCAGCGATGGGAACTGGAACGAGCTTTGGAGAAGTGGGTCGAGCAAGTACCTGCTGCAGCGGACAGGTCTAGGCACTTCACTGATGATGACGAGCTTGCTTGGTCTCAGGCAATGTTCGACCAGTGGATGCACGACTGCCAGCTTGAGGAGCAGGCAGCTGCCGAGGCTGCTTACCTTGCTCTGGATACAGAGCAAGCATGGCCCGACCCTCCTTCGGAGGGTTTGCAGTCACCCTGCTTAGCCGAGCCTAAGGCCAAGTCATGACAATTATTACTGTGCAAAAGGCAGATAGTCTGCCGGATGCAAATGACCAGGGGAACCAACCCCACGTAGACCAGGAGGGTCTCATGAGCGAAGTGAAAGTAGAAGTAGCCAATGACCAGGCACTCGAACTCTTCAAGACGCTGAAGTCTGAGAACATCGAGGCTATCCGCTGCAACGAGGAAGACTACAAGTCCCTCGTATTGCCTGCGGCAGTGGCAATGATCCGTGTTCTGCTTGGGCATAAGGTTGGACTCAACCTGACGTCTCCTGAGCTTTTCAACTGGCCAGGATTTGACGAGAAAGATGCCAAGGTGGCCTACAAGGTCCACGTTGACTCCATGGCACCGTATGCTCAGAAGACGGCAGAAATCATGGCCGCTTTTGAGAAGTTTTACGGCTTTAAGCCGTTTAACGTGAAGCCTGGCGACGTCAATGTCTGGCAGAAGTCTTTGCATCACCTGCACCGGGCTCCAAGCTCAGGCGCAAGCATTGACTTCTACTTCACGGTCAAGCGAGCGCTTGACTGTCTGAAGAAGCACGGCGACCTGCGCCACCTGACTGCGGGCGAGCTTGCTCAGGCATGGGCAACACTCAACCTGATTCAGACCAACTATGGGTCCGAGCAGGTCGAGGTTGCTGCCAGGACCTCTCTGGTCAATGCTCTCAGCAAAGACTCGATGGACTCACTCTATGAGCGACGAATCGAGGCCTCCAAGAAGGCTGAGAAGAAGCAGCTCAGGGAGTTGAAGCGGAAGGCAGCTGAGGCCGCTGGGGAGACCTGGGAGGAGAGCGACAAGGGAATTGATAAGACTCCCGATGTCAACCCCACCTGCTTGTTCCTCAACTTGACCAATGATGCCTTGTCTAAGGCAACTGACGACGAAGCAATGAAGCTTGCTTCTTGCGTCTATGGAGTGAAGGTCAAAGAGGACGGCTCACCGGCGAAGCAGGTGCAGGCTGCAGCGAAGGCGCAGAAGTACATTTCTCAGTACTTTGCGCCGAACTTGCTCCGTGGCAAGGTCGTTGAGTTCAATAAGAGCTACAAGCTGGAAGGGCAGACCTTCAAGCTTAATGCTCTTAAGGACTCTGTCCTGGTCGTCAAGCCAGTTAACGGTGACAGCCTGTTCGAGAAGGCTAAGGCAGCAATGCTTGCCGATGAGATCTATGACGGCGTGGTGTTTGTCTCTCGCCGCCTCATGGCTCTCGTGCTGCCTCAGGACTATCTGGCTGACCTCAAGGCAGGCAAGCTCGATGGGAAGATCCTCATTGGCCGAGCCTACTTCACCAACTTCATGGTGAAGGGTGGCTTCCACATCATGTCTCCAGAGTTCATGAAGGCTACTGGGAAGGACATGATTGCCTACGGGTCAAAGGGTGAAATCTGCCCCACCTGGTCAGATGATCGAGCTACGATCATCCTGAACTCGGGTGTCCCGAAGGCTCGTAAGGGTGTCTGCACTGACACTCAGAGCCTGATCAACGGGTTTGACCTGAGGGATCCGGCGGTCATTGACATCTTCAAGAAGATTGAAGAGGATGCAACGACCCGCCTTGAGGAGATTCTCTCCAACCTGAGAGTGAAGAACGAAATGTCAGAGCTTGACTCTGAGATCTTCACCGACCTCATGGATGGGGATGAGTCAGAGCCTGAAGGCGTTGCTGACGCACTCCTCGCTGCGAGCCGCCTCAAGGAGGTCCTCGGTGGGACTGCTAAGGTGATTGGGAACGGCATTCCTCTGCCTCAGCTGGTAGCGCCAATCATGAACCAGCTCACCAATCAGGCAATGGACCCTGCAAGGACCCGACTGCCCTTGGCATTGAAGATGCCAAACGCCAACGGCGAGATGGTGTATACCAAGATCGCTGAGTCGGTGTATCCGCAGGTGCACCCTGGCCTGATGTTTGAGGCCGTAGCTGAGGTGATGAAGCTCAACGTCAAGGACGAGACGAAGGCTCTTTGGTCTGCATATAAGAATGCAGTATCTGAGGAGCAGATTAAGTCTCTGGTCGAGAATCACCTCAAGCCACTTGGCTTGACCTATGATTACAACCGGGTTATTTTCTGCAACACTGCAGATTACAACCGGATCATGGGTCTGCATGGCTCCCCGTTGGTGTTCTATTACCGGAACCCTTCGACTTTCAAGTCGGGAGCATGGGGTATCCTTGTCCCAATGGACTCGGTGCCAGTCGGGTGCCGCTGGGTCATGCCAACTCCTGAGGCCTTTGAAATCTTCTTCAAGGCACAGGACGGTGCAGACCTTGACGACCGGATGGCGGAGATTCACGGCGACTTGGCCAAGTCTTGCATCCGCTTCCAGGAGCGCAAGAAGCAGGCCATTATTGCCATGACTCCCGGCGAGGAGAAGAGGAAGGTGGCTCTTGACTTCCTGAACTCTCAGGTCGGTCAGTTCCGGCACATGGCACTGGATACCCGCTTTGACTTCAAAGGCTGGTACTCCTTTGGCTTTGGCGGAGACGACGAGGCTTTGGTTCGTGACCTTGTTGGAGACAGGGCAGCCAACGACTTCGTCCTCAAGGAGCTGAACAACGCTCACCTGAAGGCTGAGGAGCGGAGGAATAGGAAGCAGGCAGAAGGTAAAACGAATGCCAAGCTTCCCCCTTCGACTATCCCAGTCGGCTTGACTGCGTTCATCATGAACATGGCGAAGCTGCAGTTTGCCGAGAGGTACTTCACCGAGGGTGCACTTGACACGAGCGGCAACCTCCGGGTGTTCAGCTCTCCTCTGGAGAGGGTCGACAGTGCAATCTTTGCACTGGAGAACATGAAGGGCACCACTGGTACTGCAGCTAACGTGCAGATGCTGATGGGTGCCATCATGCAGGGGCTTGTTCACTTTGGTGACAAGTTTAACCTCAGGGCAAACGTCAGGTCAGTAATTGAGTCTGATGGCCTTGACCCGAACGGTGAGTGGAAGTCCTTGACCTACCTCGACCTCATCTTGCTGACCATGTCAGAGATGCTGTCGAACGTCATCGACGCCGACACTCAGGGTCAGAATGTGCCGGAGGCAGTAAAGGTCATGCAGATGATCTGGTCTGTTTCCATGTACATGGGCCTTGCTCTGTTCGGCGACCCGAGCAAGAAGGTCGAAAAGTACGAGGGTGAAACTACCGTCTCGTACAGCATGCACATGCTGCCTGCAAGCCAGATGAAGTTCTACTTCCCTGGCTGGCTGATGAAGCGTGGCATTGCGGCCTTTGCGGCTCCTTTTGCTGGGCAGAGTCAGCTCCTTCAGGAGGGTGATGCTGCGACCGGTCAGGGCATCAAGGCACTGCACTTTGCGTTCAAGAACGTGAAGGTTGAGCGTGCTACTTCATGGGTCTTTGACTTGTTCGAGAAGTACAAGGATTCCGTGTTGCGGATCGCCTTCGAGCAGGTCGAGCAGACTCTTGAGGAGTCACCCTGGCTTCAGCTTGAGGCTGCCCTTGGCACCCACGAGGCAGAGATTGCAGGTTTTGCAGACTTCTGCTCTCGCTTGAACAGGGGTCGATTCGACAAGATTGCCCAGGTTGAAGCTCTTCCTCTTGACAAGAAGAGCCGAATCCGTGCAAGGGCAGCTGTCGAGCAGGCCTGGCTCAAGGAGTGGCATGCCTGGAATGAGTCTGGCAAGCTGCGCTTTGCCCTCTGGACCTTCCTCCAGCTGGTCAAGCGTGCGAACGCGTTCAAGACTGACCAGGCCAATCCTGAGCGGGCGCTTTCCTGCGAGCAGTTCATCAAGAGCGGCCGCCGGAGCTTCGGTTCAATTCAGGTTGACAAGCTGCCCATCCACACTCTGTATGTGGGCAACTACCTGAATGAGGACGGGACGCCGGTCATGTCTGCTGACGGCCTGCCTGAGGGTCCTTGGGTCTACTCGCTCAAGGCCCTGAATGTCCTGGGCGCTTCCGCTCCTCAGAGCACCGTTGTCCTTGGTTTCTCGTTTAACGACGAGTATAAGGACTTCGGGAAGGCCTACTTTGCCTTCATCAATGGCAAGGGGCCTGACGTGGCTGAGTTGGGACTTGACATCAAGACCCCGATGGTCAAGCGGAAGTCAGAGTTTGGCGATGCCTTCGTGCTTGATTCTGAGGTTGCTTCTCAGATCAACTCTGAGGTTGTTGGTCAGCTTCTGAGTGACGTTCTGCGTGGTGGAATCCTCAAGACCAAGGGTGAGAATTTCCTTGGCAAGCTGAGGGTTGAGAGGGGTGCTACAACCTTGATCAACACGGCCTTCAGGGATTTCTTCAAAGACACGAAGGTCGTCACCCCCGAGCTGCTTGAGGAGTTTATCTCCCACAAGGGCCTTGACAAGTACCGTGTCATCAGCATCGAAACTGATGTGACCGGGAATACCAAGGCAAGCAACCCAGCGGTGCAGGTTCTGCACCCGACCTTTAAGGTCACGGTTGCATTTGAGGGCGAGGTTTCTCCTCTCGGCAAGCTGGACCTGTCGGAGTTCGCTCCTTCGGTTGAGCAGGTGGACTACACCTCAGGCCCCATCGGCTATCACACTGATGTGGACTTCGACAACTACGACTTCGATGGTCTCGAAGATGTGGCAGTCGAGGACTTCACTTACAGTGAGGTGATCGAGGCTGAAGTTGTCGAGGCTAAGCCTGAGGTTGTCGAGTCTGAGGTAGTCGAGATCAAGACTGAGGTGAAGGCGGAACCTGAAGTGGAAGTGCCTACTTATAGGCATCCATTTACAGATCCTGATCCAAACCTTATCCTTGCGTCTAAGTACTACGAGGGGGATGAGGAAGAGGAAGAGGACTTCTCGACCTGGCTTGCTAGTCAAGCTTCCATGGCAGGCGTCGGAGACTATAGAGTCTTTGATAGGTCGGCTATGCTGGTCATTGAGTCGCCCAGCAGCCTTCGTCAGCTCCTCAAGATCCACATCGAGTACTGCCTTGATGTTAAGTCACTGCAGACTCGTGAAGACTTCATTGAGGACCTGAAGTCTGATGGTGAATTCTTCCTGTACCTCAAGAAGAGAGGCTATACTGGCCTCTACATTGAGGTAGGGTACTTCGAGGAACAAGGGGACATGGATGAAGCTTTCATGGAGCACTTCCTGCACCATTTCTCAGAGCCTCTTTTGTTCTGGTTCTACGGAGATGAAGATGGAAGTGGCTGTCACTCCTACCGCTATCAGCTGTCTCTTGACTTCTGTAGTGGCTCTGATCCTGAGCCAGGGCCAGCAGAAGTAGAAGTCGAACCAGAAGTTGCTGCTGAGGTCACTGTCTATCAGGGTCTTCATGGTAGGAGCGATGGACGTGAATTCCAGTACTGGACCGAGGACAAGGAGGAGGCAAAGACCTATGGAAGTCAGATTGACTCCCGTAAGGTTGACCTTACCAACTTCTTGGTTAGACTGTCCAAGGATGGAAGGGCGGCCTACGAGCAGCTGCGGTCTGAGCACTACCGGGAGACTGGTAAGCCGTTCGACCTGCTGAATCCAGGGGACAACAGCAACGCCTTCTTCACACGAGTGAAGGCAGCTGGTTACTCTGGTATCAGCTTCCTTGGGAACGATGAGAGTCGTTATGTCGTCACTTTTGACGGCGATGGCGATAATCGCACCGAGGACATCGACGGCTACTACCGTTTGCCTGAGAAGACGGTGACTCTGGGTGTTATTGGCACCGCTGGCCGCGGTGAGAACTTGACCAAAGAACATTTCTTGTTCATGGTTGAGCGCACCAAGAAGGCTGTTGCAGCAATTAAGGCTGCAACTGGTGCCGAGGCGATTCGTCTTGTCAGTGGAGGTGCGGCTTGGTCTGACCATGTTGCAATATCCCTCCTCATGGGCGCAGAGGTTGAAGCTCTTACTTTGCACCTTGGTGCTGAGTTTGAGAATAATGCCTTTACTGTCAAAGAGGCAAACGACGCAGGTGATGCCATGAATAAGTATCACCGGCAGTTTAGCCTTGCCATGACTGACGGCGAAAGCCAGTCCTGGTCTCTTGAGGACATCCAGGCAATGGTTAATACCTACTGGAATGATCCTCGGGATGAGCGGCACCAGGTAACTTTCCAGAGTGGAGAGATCAAGGGCCTGTTTGATCGCAATACTCTGATTGCGGAAGATTCGGACTTCTTGATTGCCTTTACCTTTGGGGAGAACGGACCAATTGGAGGTGTTAAGGACACCTATGACAAGTATCTTGCCTTGGGCAAGAAGAATGCTCGTCATGTGTCTTTGGTTGGTGTTGTTAATGACACGCCTCCGACTCCTCCTGGCTTGCCAGTGGTGCACAACAAGCATGCCAACACGGCTCCCGAAACCGCAGTCTACATTGGACGCCCTACTAAGTGGGGTAATCCATTTAGCCACCAGGCTGAAACATCAGCCAAGTGGAAGTGTCAGACGCGAGACGAAGCTGTGGAGAAGTACGCTGACTGGGTAGTACAACAACCAGAACTCATGAAATCTTTGCATGAATTGAAAGGCAAGGACTTAGTGTGCTGGTGTGCACCCAAGAAGTGTCACGGTGACATCTTGTTGAAGCTGGCAAATAAGTCGACCGAGCACGAGCCTTCAGCTCGAAAGAGCCACTATGGACAACTGGTAATCAGTGAGACTGATAACTTTAAGTCTAAGGACTTTGAGTTTATGTCTAACATGTATCCGTGCTCCGTAGTGGCAGATGGTGTTGTCTTTGCCTCAAGTGAGACCTTGTATCAGTGGATTAAGTGTAATATTCTCAATCAAGAAGAAAACACTATTCTTCCTACTGACAACGGGTACACGGCAAAGAAGAAGGCTAAGGACTTTAAGCCTTCTTCACCTGATGCAATGGCAACCTGGGAGGCTTTAAGGTTAGATGTCATGTACTGCATCCTGGAGTCTAAGTTTGCTGACCAAGCAGATACTCCAGAAGGAATGTATTTGGCTTTTCGCCTTTACGCTGCAACTTCGGGCGGCAAAGTTACTCCTGTGGAAAATAACCACTGGGGTGATACCTTCTGGGGTAAGTGTAAGGGTAAAGGTGAGAATCACCTTGGCCAGCTTCTGTGTAAGGTTGCAAATCTGCCAAAAGTCAAGCTTGCGGCCAAGAAGTACGTGGAGAAGTTCTTCAAGGAATAACTCCGCTAGCTTGCCCGCTTCGCGGGCTCCGCACACCCTGCCGGACACCCTGCCGGCCGGACATTCGGACACACTTGCAGGCACCCTTCGGGTGCCTTCTTGTGAGTGTGGTCCCCCCGCCACATGAGGCCTGCCTAGTCTAGCGCAGCGAACCTCCCCCTGTCGTGTCTGTCATCTCCCATTGGAGGTGGCGGTGCGAGCAGGGGTTCTCTTTTCCTTTGTAGTTAGACTTATAGTTTGACTATTGGAACTCCGCTAGGCGGGTATTTTTTTCTAGAAGAAAAGATTTGTATACGCCGCTTTTACTGCAGGTACCCTTCGGGTACCATGGTATGTTCTTCGTATCTAAGCACGCTGATACCGTGCATACGAACCCAAGGGGAGGCTGTCACCCCAGGGAGCGAAGTCCCCATCCCAGCGACAACTGGGTCCCCAAGCTGACAACTTGGGGAGAATAATTTTGGCATGTCAAAGCCCCCCTGACCCGAGGGGAACACCAGAGGCTCTGGTATTCGGGTAGAAGAGTGGCCACTCTTCGGAAATTTACTCAATCTGCAGGTTGGGTATTTTTCTTATAAAGACATGCACCCCTTCGGGGTTTTTCTATTGGTCAAGATTATGACCTAGGCTTCCCTTAGGCAAGGAACAACCGAAACACGTCGCCTGCCAAGGCCCGCTGAAAGTGGCGGTTGGAGTGATGAGACCACGAAACATACACCGAAGGTGGGGATTAAGCTCAGTCGCAAGATTGGGCTTTTTTCTTACGTTGTTTTAGCTGCAGGGACCCTTCGGGTCCCTTATTGTGAGTCACCTAGACTCATATTAGCAGGACTACCATCGGGGTGCAAACCGGTGGATAGTTGACTGCGGCGCTATTCGCGCGGAAGCGACCAGCTGCGACCTTTCGGTCGCAACTATACCCTATCATAGGGCTGGTAGTAAAGGTGAAGGGTCCAGCCGGTGATGAAACCGGAAGTGAGTTGCAATAAGCGTAAACTACCCCGAAAGGGGTTTTTTATTTCTCAACTTTTGCCTTATATCACGGACTTTGGCTGCAGGCACCCTTCGGGTGCCATAGTGTGACCAGACTCAGGATTTCCCTGAGTCAAAAACCGGCGCATGGCGCCACCGGAGGAGTTATGACAGCAGCCGAGGCCCATAGCATTTGCTATAACAACTACCATGATGCAAAGTGGATCGCGTCGACAACCCGCGATATGGACACCTGGAAACACTACGAAAAGCTGAGGGACCTCTACGCGGCAGTGCTGCGCCCGGGTATGGGCGATGAGCCCGCGCTCCGGTTGTTGACGGAGCGTCCCCACTTAATTAACCTCCCGGGGCTTCCCAGCTCCTGAGCCCCCGCCCCGAAAGGGGCTTTTTCTTTCTCAGGTCTTGCCTAGATCTGAGACTTATAAGTCCAGGCACCCTTCGGGTGCCATAAGGCGACCAGACTCGGGACTCCCCCGAGTCAAAACCGGCCCTCTGGGCCACAGGAGAAGTCATGCTGATTCATACCATCGACACAACTGCAGCCAAAATTGCTCCCGCTCACATCGGAACACACGATGGTGTGTTCCACGCAGACGAGACGTTTGCCTGCGCCGTGGCGGCGCTGGCATTTGACTGCGGCGAGGGTCTGGCTGTTGTCAGGACTCGCCAGCCCGAGATCCTGGACAGCTGCATGATTGCGGTCATTGACGTCGGAGGACGTCATGAAACGCAGCGCAACCATGCACAGTCCGGCCCGCTCCACTACCTCGACCACCACCAGTGGAGGCCTACGGACGCTGCTGGCCGTCGAGGTGGCACCCCCGAGGGTGCTCCCTATGCAGCCTTCGGGCTGGCATGGGCCGCGTTCGGCAGGACCGCAATCGCCATGGTTTGCGGGCACACCACGGACCCGGCCACCGAGGCAGTCTGGGAGCTGATCGACCGACAGGTCGTGCAGCCAGTGGACGCTGCAGACGTCGGAGCAGCTCCTCGGGGCCTCAACGTTTGGTCGGTGAGTCGCGCTATCAGCGCGATGAACCCCACCGAGGACGGTGGTGACTTCGACTCCGCTTTCGAGCGGGCAGTCGAGTTGGCCGGCACGCTGCTGGCTGCCGAGATTCGCTCCGCTATGAAGGCGGAGCTGGATCGTGCCCGCATCCTGGAACTGGCACAGGAAGCCCTCGCTGAGGGCGAAACCGTGCTGGTGCTGGAGCGTGGCGGCTCCTGGCAAGGACCAGTTATCGCTGCTAACGCTGACTCCTCCACAGGGATAGACTTCGTTGTCTATCCCGACCCCAGAGGTCAGTGGATGCTTCAGTGCGTTCCTCCCTCGGAGGGGTCGTTTGACAAGCGACTTCCTCTGCCCGAGGAGTGGGCAGCGAAGCGTGACTCGGAGCTTCAGGCTCTGACTGGAGTGGCAGATGCCATCTTCTGTCACCCTGGACGCTTCATCGCCGGCGCGGCCACCCGAGAGGGTGTGCTTGCAATGGCGAAGCTAGCCACCGGCCGCTAAGCTGTTGCGGTAACTCTACCGCCTGCCCCCTTCTGGGGGCTTTTCATTTCCAGCTTTACCCTAAGTCTTAGACATATAGGCTCCAGGGCCCCTTCGGGGCCCATAAGTCGACTAGATCTGGGATTCCCTGGATCAAACACGGGTGCAAAGCACCACAGGAGTTGCCATGCTTTTCAGAGCCAACTTTAACCTTAGCCCCGCGTGGGACGATCCGTTCGTCTTGACGTGGGCAATTGAAGCCTCCTCTTTGGAGGAGGCACAGCAGTCAGCCGAGGCTTACCTTCTTGGTGTAGTCGGCTATGGGTACTATCAGATGCAGCCAGTGGTCGTAACACCCGCTTAGCTGTGTCCATGGTATTTTCTTGCCCCTTCGTGGGGCTTCTCATTTTCAGCTCTTATCCTGCATCCAAGACACATAGGCTCCAGGGCCCCTTCGGGGCCCATAGTGTGACCGAGCATTTTCTCCGGCCATTTCGGCTATTTCTTCCTACTGATAAATTAGAGGTGAATTATGTTCCAGGTATTTGCATTTGCTGCTAGCTTGTGGTTGTCAATCATGTGTACAGTTCGCTTTACCAACGAGCAGGTTGATGGGGCCAAGCGAGGCTTCTCAAGCATCAACAACTTCGACCACTTTATGATGATTGGTTTCTTCTGGGCACCGACCATATTGTCCCTGGTCTGCCTCAGCACACTGCTCCATGAGAGTTACTTCTCATACTATCATTGAGCAGGAAGTTGAGTTTCAACTGGCGCCGGCGTAGTTCGCTTCGCTCAGGCAGACCATCGGGCTCCGCCCTCATGGCAACGAGGGTATTAAACCATCTGGGCAATTTCGCCCCAGTCAATTAAAAGGTGAAACAGTGAAGTCTTCTTTCAGAATCAATGCCCTTGTTCCGGCTTCCTTCGTTAACCCTGGCGCTGGGATTCTGGATAAGTCCTTAAAGTTGGAGATAGAGGCTACCGTCGAATACACTGAAGCAGAGTACATCTCTGCTCTTGGTGTTAGCGAGCAGTTCCTCGGTCGCTTTATGGCGATCGTAGAAGGTCGCTCGGGTATCAAGCCGGTGGTGTCAGAAGATTCTGTTTCAATCACAGAATAGAAGAACATCATCTATCTCGCTCTGCCCCCTAGTGGGGCTTTTCATTTTCAGTTATTTCCCTTATACTAGACAGATAATCTCTGGCTAAGGGAACAAGTCCCCTTCGGGGACTATGTGGTGAGAAGGCAGACACCCTCCCTGCCGAGTTCACGAGTTGATACATTAGTGTATCCTTAGTGAATTCCCCCATAGCTGGTCACTATGGGGTTTCTTTTTTCTAGAAGAAGACTAAACTTTTGTACGCCGGCCTGAAAACCAGCGCGGGCGCACGCATTGAACAGTGTCGTTGTTCAGGGGCTTTCGTAACGCCCCGTCTTTTCAAACTTGCACTCCGACATTAGAGACCTTTATCCTCAAAAGTAAACAGCTCCAAGGCACAAAGATCCCTTCGGGATCTTTTACTTGCATCTTGCACTTGGGATACCCCAAGTAAAACCAAAATACAGGAGGACTTATGAGAATGCCATGGTACTACGAAGCTAAAGTATTCAAGACTCCAATACTTGGAGAGAGTGAGTATTTTCTTGCCAGAGGAAGAGTTTGCTGCTCAAGCAGTGATGCTGAGCATCGAATCATTCGTGACGTCGAGCAAAGATTTGGATACGGAGCCCGGCTTGACATCCAGGTGTCTTATGTGGCTCTGATCTCTACTCTTAATAACCATGATTTGAACTACTGCGGGACTCAGACCCCTTCGGGGTCTTTGGCCTGACACGTTCAGCATTTCGCTGAACTAAACAGGAGGATTCTCATGGACTTTACTTACTTTTACATGACACTCTCTGCCTTCATGACCGGAATGGTTGTGATCCTCTGGCTTTACATCTATGAACTCAAGATGCGCAACTCTGACCGAGTTGCCAACCTTGAAGCTCAGCTGGCTCGTACTTCTTGGCCGAGTCTGATCAATGAAGAAGCTACAGGGCACAAGATCCCTTCGGGATCTTTATAATGACAAGTCTGGCATTTCGCCGGACTAAAACAGGAGGATTGCCATGGATACTGGTTTAAATTTTCTCATGTTCCTTTCCGCTGCTGAGACTGCCCTGTTGATCATCATGTGGATGTACATCTGGGAAATGAAGATGAGGTTTGTTGAGCGAATCAATCACCTGGAGGCTCAGGTCTTTGAGTTGACCAACACGCCTCATCTTCAGCAGTCTATTCCAGTTGAGGACTACGACCGCCAGGTCTATCGTCAGAAGGTCCAGCGGCTCCTGGACATGGCTCTGGTGAAGTCATGATGCCCCAGTTCATGTATGACATCATCTTAGTATTTGCCTGTGGTTGCAACGCCGGCCTGGCTATCTACATAGACAAGCTGGAAACCAAGATACGCCGGATAAAGATCGCCCACCAGCTAGAACTTACTCACTACAAGCAAATGCTTCGTGAGTAGGTGCTCAGCCCCAGTTGGGGCTTTTTTCTCAGTTCTTTCTTGTAAGCCGGCGAACTCCGCTCGCTTCGCTCGCTCCGTGTCCATTACCCAGCGCCGTGCACACAACTACCTTTCGCCTTCATTCCGAGGCTTCTAGCGCAAGGCCCCTTCGGGTCCTTTATGGTGAGCAGGTTGACATGTCCTGCTCATTTACCAAACACACCAGGAGGTGCCACCATGTCACGACAGAATTATTCCGTCACCGGAAACGTTGCAGCAGACCCTCAGATCCTTGACTCCGGTTCCGTGGTGTTCCGCCTTATCCACAATAAGCGGTGGAAGGACGCCAACGGAGTGGAAGTGACTCGTGCTACACAGCACGACTGTTACGTCAACAGCGACTCGCTCGCAGACGTAGTGAAGCGCTACGTCCACAAGGGCGACTTCTTGACCGTGGACTCTACTTCGCTGGAGCCCGTGTCCTTCAAGCGTAAGGACGGGACGGACGGCGTTGCGCTCAAGATGCAGGTGACCCAGCTCACGCTGGATCCCCGCGGTGCAGAGCGTGCTCGCGGTGGGTCGGGTTCGACTGGCGGCTCGGGTTCAGGTGGTGGTTCAGCAATGAACTTCACCCCGGAGCAACTCAGCCACCTTGCTTCGCTGATCGCGAAGCAAGGCACCGAGGCAGCCCAGCCGGCCCGTCGGGGACCGGGCCGCAAGGCCACGGCTCCTTCGGAGCCGGTGGCCACTTCGTCGGAAGACGAGGCCCTGCCGTTCTAAGTCCCACTCGGGACGTGATGCCCTTGGGCACAGGTGCACCATACTGGTGTTATCTGTGTTCAGGGGCTTTTTGATCACGGGTCTCTCCGACATTAGAGACAAATGACCTTGGCCCCTTCGGGGCCTTTATCTTGGTTCCTTTTACTTTAGATTAGGAGGGTTAGATGAGTAACGATGTTTTCTTTTGTACGGCTAAGGTTTTAGCTGAGAGTGGTGCTACTTACAGCTTCGGGAACAGTACTCAAAGTAAAGAGTACTGCATCTCAATCCACACTGAGTATGAGAAGATTCATGTCTTCATCGCTCAGGACGAGTACGAGGTCATTGATGCAATCAATGGCAAATTCAGTGACATGTTTGAACAGTGTGTGTTCTTCCAGAAGTTCAAAAACTATGTTTTGAATGAGATGACGTTCATCATCAAGATCAAGACTCAGAACGAGAAGTTCAGTGAGTTGAAACTTCTTGGGCCGGTCAATCCCGATGCCAAGGGATCTCAGTTTCTTTGGAAGAAGGGAAACAGTTACATTGTAACTTCCTGGACCATTCCTCCTTGGGGTGGTCCTAGTGAGATTCTGGGATTTGAAAGTGACCCTAATGGGAACATTCAGACTTGGTTAGACTTAGGCAAATTGTGCTCAATCCCTGATCTCATCGACAATCACAAGATTGTTGCTGAAGTTTCTTTCAAGAGGATGTGATGAGTAAAATACAACAGCTCATTGAAGAGGGAGATGTGATCAACTTATGTAGGGTCATGCTATCTTCCAAGAGTAAGAAGCTGGATTTGCAGTCTGGGTTGTTCAATGTTGAAATTGAATATACGCCGGATGCGCATCCTCTGGAGTTTACTATTGCAAATTATAGTAGACTCAACCAGTCTCAGCTCGAATACTTTAACCGAGTGTTTGAACTCGCGACTGATCTGTTATACACGCGGTGAATCCCACTGTTGTGACCCAGGCCCCTTCGGGGCCTTTATTATGCCTTTCTTATCAGTATCTGATTTCCAGATACGGGGCAAGCATTAGGAGATTTGTATGGCAAGAGACATCAACCAGTTTCAGATTGAGGGCAACATCGTGGCTGCTCCTCGCCTCAAGGCGACCCGTGCGGGGAAGCAGGTACTCGAAATCCAGGTGGCCACTTCAGCTCACACTCGTGAGTTGAATGGACCTAACGTGTTCAACGTGCTCATCGACGAACCAAGTGCCGAGACAGTCTCGGAACTTCAGGTTTCGACCCGAGTCAGTGTTACTGGCTCACTTCAGTTGCGTCGCCGCACCTTGGAGCACTTCGTGAATCAGGAGGGTACTCCTGCATTCAGTCAGATGTGCTTCATTCTCCCCACCCAGGGAGGAGTTACGATCCTTCAACAGGAGGAACCAGATACTGCACTCAGTGCAGCAATCGAAAGTATCAAGGAGGAAACTCCGAGTGCTCGTAAATCCTCTCGCCGCAAGTAAGAGAAAATGCAGAGTATTGTCCTCAATCTGACAGTCATTCTTTTGAGCACATTACTTTTCGCAATACTAATTCCCATTGCAAGTATTCTTTGGGTATTTGCAGGTGGCCCTGCTGCAGTTTCCCATTCTGGTTACGAGTATCATCAACCATACAGGGATCACCCCCTTAACTACTGAGAAATGCCATGCAAGATGAAGGTTCAATCTGGACAGCTATCTTTGGTTCTATCGCTTACTTTTGCCTCGTTGGCTGCTACTACATCTTTGTAGTATTTGGCGTAACGATTGCGTTGGCTATTGTCGACCAGGCCTTCGGCCTGAAGATGTTGCCAGCTTTCAGGGAGTTTAACAAGAAACTCTTCAGGCAGTCTCGGGACTGGACAGCTCCTGCTCCTGCTAGCGGCACCACTGCAACTCCAGTTGAAGTGACTATCGCTCAGTCGGCAGCAAAGACCGAGACAGTGGCTTCTGCTCCCAATGCTGTTCCTGTGACAACGGAAGTAAAGCCGGAAGTCAAGGCAACAATCAATCAAACAGTTCGGAAACGCGTTGCTCAGGTAATCTATCCAACTGAGAACCTGACGCACACAGCGTAAGTTTACTTCTTCTTCTAGAAGGTGCTCTCATGGATACAATGATCAATCAGGTTGTTCTCGTTCGAGACAACCGTGCAGGTGTACATGTAGGTACACTGGTGTCACTTGACTTGCCATCAAAAACGTGCACTTTGACAAATGCGCGCAAGGTATGGTATTGGGAAGGCGCTGCCTCATGTCATGGCATTGCAGCCAGAGGCTTGTGCCACAAGGGTAGCAGGGTCGCACCCATGGTGCCCATGGTTGCTTCTACAGATGTGGTAGAAGTAGTACTCTGTACCCCAGAAGGTGCAAGTTCAGTAATGGACTGCCCAGAATGGGGACCTGAGCCTGCGTAAGATCTGACCCACTAGCTAGTGACTTTGTCATTATCCCTAGTGGGCTTTTCTTATCTGACCTCGTAGCTCAGTCGGATAGAGCGACGGATTCCTAATCCGTAGGCCACAGGTTCAATTCCTGTCGGGGTCACTGGTCCCTAACAACAAAACGGAGAATACAATGAGAGTAGGAATCGCACTTCTTAAAGCGGCCCTTATGCGTGAAAAGGCAAAAGAGGCTACAGCACAATCAAACCTTCTAGCCATCATCGAAAACCCAGTGGGTATAGGTGAGCATACTCTCTTCGACGAAGAGATCGACAGGCACGTCTCAAGCATCGCGGATGCCAGAGACCGGATCGAAGTGATCGAAGGGATCCTTGAGGAATACGATCCCTGAAACGAGGCCCCTGAAAAGGGGCCTTAAAACTCCGGCCTACACCAGCATAAGAGACATATAGCCTTGGCCTGCCCTTTTACAACTAGACTCACTTTCATCTCTCTTTATCCTTAAAGAGGTTTTATTTCCCACAGGGAAATGGAAAGGTGGTTTGTTTCTCCTATATGAAATTGACACTATATGTATATGGGTCTAGGATGTATCTAGCAGGCTAAGTTTGTAAGTGTTTGATATTATTACAATCAGGTATATTCTGTATTACGCCGGCCCTAAAAGAGGTTTGTTTTTACATAGTGAAATCGAAAGGTGGTTCATTTTTACATAGTGAAATTGACCCACTTGTACCAACCTCCTAAGAGGGCCTTATACCCCAACTCCGCTAAGTCCTTGATATTACACAAGAGACATATAGCCTTGGCTTCTTAAGAAGCAAAAGAGGTTTATTTCCCCATAGGGAAATCGAAAGGAGGTTTTATTTCACACAGGAAATCGCCGGCAATATAGATACAGTTTATCTATCTTCTAGATACTAAATAAGCTAAGTACTTGATATCATTCAATACACCTATAAGTACCATAATAAGAATATTAAAATAGGTTTATTCCCCCATAGACAAATCAAATACAACTAATCTTAAACCCACTATAACCATAGTAAACAGAGTAATAAGAAGTCTGGAAGTAGGATTTATGCGGAGGGTTAACTGCTTCATGCCTACTTTGTAACTATCTTATGCTTACCTTATGCACTCTGCTTGACCTGACTTCGTACTTTGCTTGACCTGTCTTTGCACTCACTTCGCACTCTGCTTTACCTGTCTTATGCTACTTGCATATATGTCTATGCGTTATGTGTTAGGTGTAGTTAGTTAGTAGTAATTAGGTTTGTAGAATCTAGGGTTAGTAGGATTTATAGTTACTGGGTGAAACAACCTTCGGTTGTTTTAGGTAGGTTGCTTTATTAGGTAAAATAGAAGGATTGTTTTTCTAACTTGTAGATTTTAGTCTAGAAGAAGTAGAAAATTGACATTGTTATATTCCGCCGCCGAGGAACTTGTTGTTTTATTTAGCCTTTTGTGACTTGGTAAGCTCTGCTTACCCATGGGTATGGGTGTATACTCATAAAATAGAAGATTTTATTTTGCTAAACCAACTAAAGGACTTATAATGCTGCCTGAATATGTTATAAAGAACTTGATTAAATACTCTAGTAAGAAGATCTCTACTCTTCTAGAGAAGAATGTTGTGAATCCTGGTGACTTTATTAATATAGAGTACATAGGGACTTCACTTCTTGACCCCGATTTTGTTTATACAAGACGTATTCATACTTGGTGCATTGCTGCAACCTTAGACACTCAAGACCCTGATTTTATTATGATAAATAAAGCTAAGATTGATAATGAAGAACTAGACCACGAGTCTGTTAATAATTGTCTTATTGAATATCTTGCTTTGCAAGAATTAAAATCTTGTGGCCTTAACTTGTAATCAGAGAGTAAAATCTATGAATAACTCATATCAAAATATTGCAATATTTATTGCTAATCTTGTTTCTCAAAAGAATGAAGCTTATGGAAGTAGCTTTAGTAAATCCCAGCAGTTTCTTGAAATTCTTTATCCAAATGGAATTGCTGTAAGTCAGTATAAAGACATGTTAACTATTGCTCGTATTTTTGATAAGCTTATGCGCATTGCTAACAGGAAAGATGCCTTTGGAGAGTCACCCTATGGTGATATTCTTGGCTATGCATTACTTATGCTTAAAGAGGAAGCAGACTCTGACGTAGCTCAGTAAAACATTTAACACTTAATCCTTTCAAGAGAGGTGACTATGTTGAAATTAAGGGAAGGATGGAAGACTTGGGAAACAGATTGCAGCATTTATTTCTACCCGCCCTGGACTAGCCCTAAGTTTGGTCCTTTTTGGTATGTCTATATGGATTTAAATGCTAAAATTGTTTATGCATATCCAAATGGTGGGAATGATTCATTTAAATGTAAATCCACCGAAGAAGCACACGCTTACCTGTTAAGCGTTGGTAGCAAATCGCCTTGGGAGGAAGTATGACACTGAAAGTACGTGAGGGTTGGAAAATTGAAAAAATGTATAATCCTTACCGAAAAGGCCATGAACGGATTTACCGGGAAGGGGAGAGCTGGGGGCACGCCTATGCTTTAATCGAAAGCAAAGGGATTTATGTGTATCCCAACGGCGGTATGAATGATTTTGAATTTGACTCTATAGAAGAAGCCCACGCTTACCTTCTGAGCGTTGGCAGCGAATCGCCTTGGGAGGAAGTATGTTGAAATTAAGGAAAGGGTGGAAATCAGTTACCGATCGTGGAGTAACTTATTTATATCCTCTAGAGGAAGTCACCACTGGTAACGGCTGGTACGTCGATTATCTAGATATAGCAGACGGTGAAAAAGAAATAGCAGCATACCCCAATGGGAAAGAAGAATATATGGTATTTTATGACATGAATGAGGCTCACGCCTATCTAATTGAAAGCGGTAGCGAATCGCCGTGGGAAGAAGTGCTTTAACTACATTCCATATTTTGGTTCGCAAAATGCCCAATTTCGGGCGTAACAAGAGGAGAAGAGATCATGGTACAGTTTGTTGGAAAGACAGTGTTGGTTCGGGACCACCGCGCGGGTGTCCACGTCGGAGTATTGGTGTCTCTGGACCTTGCCAGCAAGTCATGCGTGTTGCGTGATGCGCGCAAGGTCTGGTATTGGAGCGGGGCAGCGTCCTGTCACGGGATTGCCGCGAACGGCCTGAGTCACGCGGAGAGCAAGGTTGCCCCGGTCGTTGCTGCGGTTGTTTCGTGTGACGTGGTGGAGATTGTGCTCTGCTCCGAAGCAGGTGCAGCTAGTGTCATGGGGGCACCCGTATGGACACCGTGACTTCAGGGCGCGGCGACGGCTACGGCAACGGCTACGGAAGTGGCCGCGACGGCAGCGAGGGAGGCGGCTACGGCTACGCCTACGGCTGGGGCACCGGAGACGGCCACGGCTACGGCAACGGCGAAGGTCACGTCAAAGGAAATGGCGACGGTAGCGGTAGCGGATACGGCAGCGGCTACGGCGGCGGCGTCGGCTACGGCAACGGCGACGGCTACGGCGAAGGTTACGGCGAAGGAGATGGCTACGGCCATGGCTGCGGCTACGGTGGTGGCTACGATTGCGGTCGCGGCGATGGAGGTGGCGATGTCGATAGCACAGAATAATACACAGACCGAATCAGGGCGCGGCGATGGCTGCGGAGAAGGATACGCCGATGGTCGAGGCCATGGATGCGGTGATGGCTACGGCTATGGCTACAGCTA